GTTTGATGATGTTGCAGTTACAACTGTACCTGTATCAACACCTGTTAAAGCAAACTTTACTGCGTCTGCAGCATCTACCTTGTTATCAGATGGAACAGTTACTACTGCTGCACCTGCAAGTGTGTTTGCGTCTGTATCTGCAACTGTGCTTACAGTTACTGCAATAGTAGGAACTGCTTGTGCAGTTGCCGTACCAAGAACTGTACCAGCCAGGGCTGCAGCCATGACTAGACTAATCTTCTTAAATGAATTCATTCTTTCTCCTTGTTAGTTTTATCTGATACTTTGACCAGAATGTTATATTAAATTAAAGCCGTCCAAGAAATCTCTAACATCGTCAGGCATTTTTGGATTACCTAATTCTACCATACGTTGCTCTTTCTCCGCAAGTCGTGCTGAAGTAGACCAGGTATGGACTTCTATTTCTGTATTATTATTCTTTGGCGTATGTGATATTGCTCCAAATACCGCACCAGTTACGGCATCTGCAAGGTCCTTAGATTTTTTGCGGGGGTGGTCAACACGATTACCCTTCATTATTTTAAGTTCTGACATTTCTTCTAATAGGATAGGTATTCTTGGTATAGAAACACGCTCTTCATAAATCATCATAGCAAGGTCTTCATAGTGCTTTTTAGCAACAGAGACCGTCTCAGTTCTAATTCCAACTGCCTGTAACTCATTTTGAATATCAAATGATTGCCAACGGTCAAAAGAAACCATACCAATATTAAAGCCTTGTCTACGTAAATTTATAATCCACTGTTTAACTTCAGATAAGTTAACTGGGCCTTCTGCTCTTGGCTCCCACCATGCAACTGCATCTACTACTACAATCGGTGCTACTTGTTCGTAGTCTTTAATTACCTGGATATTTACCCACTTGTCTACGTGAGCAATTGCTACCGCACATTTATCGTGCTTTTGTGCAAGGTCAGCATGAATATAATAAGTTTTATCTGGGTCTGGTACAAATGTTTCGTCAAACCTTCTAAATGAGTCTAATGGGTTTCTAGTGTTCATACACTTCTCAACCTTGTCAATCTGCTTAAAGAAAGCATCAGATGAGTATGTTGGCATACATGCAAAACGCATCATTGCATCACCAAGGTCTGTATAGAATGCTAGTTTAAAGTCTTCTATCTTACGTGTTGGGTTTACTTCCCATGTAGGTCTTTTAAATGCATATACCCTTGGAATTTTGTATTGAAGAATAGTATCTTCATCCCACGAGATTTGAAATTGATTGCCTGGATCTTCATGAGGTAAATCTTCATTCATGATAAATGTGTGTGTTCTTTCAATGGTTTCTTTTTCTGCAATTACTGATTCGTATCGTTGAGAAATAAAGTCACCTTGATAACGTGGGAACGAAAGAAGAACAACCTTTCCAAGGTCTGGGAAACGAGAGTCTACTGAACCACGGAATGCTTTATAGATATTATCAGCAGTCTTTCCCTGTTCATTTCCAGATACAACCTCACTTACAAAACCAGAAATTTCATCAAGGACTGCCATAAGCAAGTTCAAACCCTCATGAGATTCTCTTTCTGAGTGTCCAGAATAAACAGTGATGGCTTTGTCAAACTCAATAGAGTCAGCCTTTGCATTATACTTTCCAGCAAACCAAGGTGACTTTTCAATCTTTGTTTTAAAACCTTTAAAGAAAACGTTCTTTGCTTGTTGTGCGTTAACAGCAACGTTAATAATATCAATAGCATCTCCTGCAGGCTTACCGTAATAAAGTGCAGGGTCTTTAAGGCATAATAGTTTATATACTACATATGCACAGGCTACTGTTGAAATAAAGTCTTTTCCAGATCCCTTGCCAAGTTGCAAAATTAATTCGTTTTTGGTGTATTTATTAAAGTGTTTGGTTCCTTCAACATCCCCCATAATATCTATTACGTCTTCTTTGCGATATATCTGGCTCATTGCTTCAACAATTTCGTATTGAATATCAGATAAAAGCGGTTGACCAAGATAGTCAGGTGACTGGACAAATGTCTTTACGTCAACTGGGGTTTCAACAAAATGATTTTCTTTTAATACTTCAAGAAACTCATTGAACATCGTGGACAACTGTAATCACTTCTCCTTCTTTTGCAATAGCAGAAAGTCTCTTCATAATAATGTCACGGACTTCTGGATGCTCTGAAGCAATATCTCGTAGGATTCCAACAAGAACTTCTTGTCGTCTTTCAATTTCAATCATCTCTTCTGCAAGTTCTTTGTTCTCAAGAAGCCCTGCTTTTTGTAGCATATCAATTCTTCTTGACTCAATATCTAATACTAATTTAATTCCAGCAGTCTTGGCTGTAAGGTTTGTTGATAGGCTTGCTTCATCAATAACTTCGTAGGCCTTTGTAATTAACTTTGTATAGTGTGTGTCTGCTCCAACTAATGCCTCTTTAGCACGGGCACGAATAGCATCATTTGCAGATGCCATAACTTTCCACTCATTAATTAAAGATACAACACGTGTACGTGGAATATCTAGTTCTTTAGAAATAACTGTAGGGTCATTACCCTTAAGATATTCTGTAACCACTTGATTAACTTCATCAAGGTGTTGAATAAGTTCTGTCTCACTTGACATACTTTCCCTCTAGTCTATTTATTTCATCTTTAATATAAAAGATGGCCTTTTCTAAATCTTGAATAGTTTTTGCTTCATCTTTAAGTCCTGCTCTCCACAAGTACTTAAATGCATTTCCAATATTAAAGTTGCGATGACGAGTAATCTGAATACACTCAACACCAGAAGGATCTGTTGTGTAATGTGCAGGATGATTTACTTGATCAACAGTAATGTGCAGGTTATCGCTCACTTAGTTACCTCAACATTTAATCTTTTAAAACATTTTAAACATGTTGTATATGTTCTTCCAGTAAATGGGCAAGATGATATTGAAGAGTCTGGGTGTTTACAAAATGCTCTTTGTGTAAGTGCTTTTAAAACATCTATAAAGTGTTTAATAATCCTCATCGGCATCTTCCTCTAAGTTCCAGTCAAATGATTCTGGAATATTCTTTAATGCGACTATCGTATATGTGATGCCTGCTGCTGCAGCCAACGACAATATAAATATAATTTTTTTTATCTTATTCATCTTTTAGACTTCCTTAATCCAAATTTGGCAAGGTATACGTAGATAGTCTCAACACTGGCTCCGCACTCCTTTGCAATCTCTTCTGGAGTCTTTTTATCCATAAGGTACCTCTTACGCATATAGACTTCTGATGTATACAGTTTAGCAGGCATAATGTTATTTGTCAACCTCTTTTAAGTCAATATCATAGTTAAATCTATCAGAGTTTTCCATTATCCACTTATCTTGATTTTCTACGTCATACTTCTTTTCATTGATTATTCTATCAATCAAATACTCTTTTTCTAACGTAAACGAAGGCTCGTATACCCTGACTCTATTATTAGGTTGAATTGCAAAATTGCCATCATCTCTTTGAATGACATGGCCACACTTGTGGTCTGCAGGACTTTCAGAATATCCATCATCTAGGACATTTGTATCTGGATTATGCCAGTCTAATGTAAATAGGTAGGTACCCTTATTCATTGTCTTTGTTCTATCTATATAAGACATTCTAAGGTTTGTTAAATTTTCAAATCTTGTTACAGCAATATGATGACTAAAAGAATTCCAAAGAACTAGATTATGTAGATCAACTTCAGGAACTCCTGGCTCTGTACAAAAGGCAGAAATGGGAAGTCTCCACCAGAGGCCACCGTCTGCCATCATAATATGAAATAGCGGACTTCTAGATTTTAAACTTGAAACACCAAAAACTACGCACTCAAAATATTTATCGTGGCTGTCCTGATGATTTCTTAAATAGTTTCCTCTTACATAACAGTTTATCGGTGGTATGTTTGCATTTAACTCTGGCATTACTTTTTATCTCCTATCGCCTTATCCCAATTTTTTACAGCCCAATGACCAATTCCACAAGCATCTGCAACATCATTGTCTGTAATTGTTCTATCATAATTAATATTAATAAAATTAATTGTTCTTTCTTTACGAAGCATTCTTTCGTGAGCCTTGTAGTATGAATCAGACTTTCCAGGATTTTGAGATCGTATCAGTAACTGTTCTTCTTTAGATATTTTACCATTACCCATAAAAATTTGCCAAGTAATTGGAGAAACTCTGCCAATTATTTTAGTTCCAGATTGTCCTGCTGATCCAAGAATTGCACCTTGAACTAATGCAAGGTCAGCAGCAGTCTTAGGGCTATTCATAAATACTGTATGCTCAATAACTATTGCCTCAAACCCACCATAAATATCAAAAAAGGCTTTTATTTTTTTGCCAGCATCCATAACTTTTTCATAGATATTATTTCCATCAAAATAAATTTTTCCAATGCTTTCAAGTTGATTACCAACAAATAAAGCAAAGGCAAGACTATTAGTACTTGCATCAATAGCACAAATAGTTTTTGGTTGTGCTTCTGCTCCCCATTTAGTCTTGCTCATACTCAATATAACCTTTCAATTCTTTTAACATTTTTGCAACTGCTTTTTCACTAACATTACAGTTTGAACAAAATCCAGAGTCGTTATAAATAGAAAGTTCTTGTGCACAACCACCAAGACATAAACGTTTTTTACCTTTTCGCTTTTGTCTTTTTGTGACGTTATATCTTTCTACAATCTTTTCTCTAGTTGCAATATCTCTACAAGTCTTAGTACAGTAAATTTGATAAGTTACTTTAGGCTTAAACGATATATCACATACGCTACATAACTTCACTCAGTTCCTCCAGGGATGCTATCTTTACTACACCCACCCCTGCTTCTCCGCAAGCCTTCTTAATAGGACAGTTCTTGCAGATTTTTGAATTAGATCTATAGTTTTTTGTTGGAAGTGTTTTGTCTTCCCATGCCTTACGAACATCACGCATCCATTGAAAAGCCATGTCAATCCAGGCTCTGTAGTGATCGTTTACCTCTACTGGTATTACAAGCAGTTCGTGATTGTTTTTATTTTCATAAATAATAACACCCTTAGACTTTTTTAGTATCTTCATATAAATAAGTAACTGAGATACGTGACCCATCTTAGGCTTACCTGTGCGCTTACGGTATTCAAAGACTTCATTATTTGTTGTCTTTACTTCAACAACAATCTCATCGCCCTTCCATTGAATAAAGTTATCCACATACCCAAAAATTGGTGGGTCATCATAAAAAACCTTAAACTCTGAATCAATAGAAATACCAGAATTCTTAAATGCTGTTTCAATACGACCATGTGAAAGAGTTCCATTAGTCATGTTTGCTACACCATAAGGATCAGCATTGTCTTCAAATACAGCACCCTCAAAAGCCAGGTACCAATATCTAGGACACTCTCCATGGCCATAGGCAATAGTAGAAGGACCAAAGGTCTTCTTCTGTGTATGCTTAGGCTCACGCCCAACTAAATATCCTGCTTCAATTATCTTAACTAATTCTTTTGCATCTACCTGTGCTGGTGTTTCAACTTCTCTAATCATTATTTGTTGTAGTAAATTTTTAGTCATTATCATCCCTTGTTTATATAAGTATAGCAGGTTAGCGCATAATGTATTTTAATGCTGATACCAAATCATTGATTGATTCTGCTGCTGTATAGTAAATATTTTTCTTTGCCCTGTCACTTTTATCAACATTGGCCATCCATGTAGCCTTTAAAGACATCTTGGCTGCAATTGCCTGAAGTCTAACGATTTCAAGGCTTGCTACCTGAATTGGGATATCTGGTTTAATAATTATCTTAGCAATCATTGTAAGAGCAACTGTGAGTTCTTCATCATTCATATACTCTGCAATTTCTGCCAAACCATTAACTTGCTCTAGTGTTGTTTTTTGTGGACCTTCATTTGTCATTATTATTCTCCTCTACTAACTGTTCTAACATATCTAATTCTATTATAGCAAGTCGGACCTTTTGTGTACCCTCGCCAAGAACGATGATCAAGGCAGGGTCCATACTTTTCTTTAGTGCATCTGTTGTAGCCTTAGCCCAAACATCTTGATTTAGCGTAAAAGACTTAGAGCATTCTTTAAAATCTATTACAAAATTATTCCAAGATGCATCACCCTTAGTATTATTTCTACCAGAGTTCTTGTGCTGCTTGGCACCAATACGTTTTGACTCAGATCTTTCACTCATTAGCAAAGTCTTTCTTTTTCTTTTTTGCTGGTATTAATCCAACTTTTGACACATGCTTTGCAGAACACATCCATGTTGCATCTCCAGTCTCACTCCAAAGTCTTAAAGATAATACTTCTTCATGACACTTTTTGCATGGAAACTTTCCACTAAATATACTAAAGTTGCTATCAGCCATTTGCTAACTTGTCTCTTAAACTTTGCTGTAAGTCTAAATCTTCTCTTACACGATTAATAAAACCATCTCGTCCTTGAACCTTAGAACCATCATCAAGTTGATACCATGCTCCAGTACGATTAACTAGACCTACTGATTCTGCTGTGTCAACCAAATCACCAATGGCATCAATACCAATATCGTCACCTCTAAAATAAAAATCATACTCACCAGACTGGAACCCTGGAGAGGTTTTGGAGAACTGTAATTCCCAGCGAATCTTTCTACCAATCTTTTCTTCAATTAATTTATCTCCTACCTTAATCTTACCTTTAAGTGCTTGATTGTCTGACTCTGATGAAAATAGTTTAATAACACATGAGGAATAAAACTTAGTAGCCTGACCGCCTGACGGTTGCTGACTAGTATACATAGCATTAATATTATTACGAGACTGAGAAATAAGTACAAGCAAAGTTGGCTTAACCTTATTGTTTGCATAGTTAAGCATCTTCCAGGCATTACTAAAGTCACGAGACTCTGCTCCGATTTGTTTTGTATTTTCTAATGCCTTCATATCATCTGTATCTTTTTCAAAATAGATTGCAGGAAGCATTGATGTAATAGAGTCTATTACGATTAAGTCAACGCCAGCATTTATTAGTCCAACACCTACATCTACCATGTCACTAATAGTTCTTGCTTGTGAGTAGATTAGTTTAGTTGGATCTACCCCAAGTTTTACAGCCCAGTCTTCAGAGTATGACATTTCAGAGTCAATCCACGCACAGACCTTGCCTTCTTTTTGTGCCATAGCAATCATCTGAAGGCACATAGAGGACTTTGCAGACGACTTTGATCCCCAGATAAGGACCTGTCGTCCATAAGGCAGCCCTCCGCCTAGTGCACGGTTTAATCCAAAACTTGGAGTAGGCTGATACTCAAAGTTTACTCCAACACCGTTACCTAATCTTTTTCTCAACTTAGGATCAAGTTGTGCTAATACTTCTTCTACACTAACTGACATGTACATCCTCCAATGTTACTGTTCCGTCTTTAGTCTTGCCAAAATCAAACTTATAAGCCTTGCCTTCTTCAATATGCATGTATGCTCTAGGAAATGCAGTAGGAAATACAGTTACAGAGTGAAGGTCTCTACTGGTATCTGCCAGTGTTAGAGATGCCATCTTCTTGCCAGCCTTTGTCATTCTTGGTTTAAAAGAAACAACAAACAACTCATCCTCAGAATATGGCAATTGCTTATAACTTAAAAACTTTACTAAAGCGTTTGAAGAACCTTTAATCTCATCAACTGGTATAGCAGATACAATTCTATTATCTGTAGCAAGAATAAGGTATGTCTTTCCTGTTTCAATAGTTGTCTGCTCTTCATCAAAGATTCCAACTGATCCAGTCTTATCTAACAACTCTACTCTTGACCAACCAGTGCCACGCTTAATTGCTTTAACCATACCCATTAAGATAAACGAACCCTTTTCTTCAAAAGAATCAACGTCTTGAATAAAAGCATAATAATGTGAAGGTATGCTAATGTTAAACTCTGGAAGATTTAAAAACTCATAAAGATTTTCTTTAATCTCAGCATCATTTCTTGGTTGATCTGCAAAGGTTGCAGCACCAATCACACGTAGGGCATTAAGTGCACGACTATTTACCCCATTACCTTTTGTAAATGTAAACTCTTCAAGTTCTTTATATGACTTAAATGGTCTAGCAGCAATATACTTTTCTGCAATGTTAGTTGATATAAACTTAATACCAGTCAAACCAAATCTAATACCCTTACCCTCAATTTTAAAATCAAAGTCAGAATCATTAATGTGAGGAAGTTTAACTGGAATACCCATGCGCTTTGCCTCAATTAAATATTCTGTTCTACCGTCTTTATCTTTTTCATTCTTAAGCAATGCAAACATAAACTCAAGAGGGTAGTGATATTTTAGCCACGCCGTCCAATACGAGAGCGTAGAATAAGCAACCGCATGAGACTTGTTGAACGAGTAGCCTGCATGTGCTTCAAAGTCGTGCCATAG